ATAACTATTGGTTCGTTACACCACAAAGAAAAATCAAGACATTTAGTTCAAGAAGGTGAGTGGGTTATACCGGTATGGCCATCTGCAATTAATGTTCAAGGGTCAGTACCAACTCCATATATTTTTGACGATAGAGTAAATGATGATGAGGTTGCTGATGCAATAATGAAAATCTATGGTTATGGTAGAGACGTTAGAAAAGAAATTGGATTAAAGGGTCGTAAGTTTATGATTAAAAATCTTTCATCAAAGATTATGTGTAAAAAGATGATTGAAGGAATTGATGAAACAATAAAAAAATGGAAACCTAGAAAACGATTTGATTTATATAAGATAGTATGAAAAATGTTTGGTCTTTTGGATGTTCATTTTCTTCGGGTTATTTAGATGTAAAAAGGGAAGACACTTATTGTTCCCTATTGGCAAAAGATTTGGGTTTCAAATCAAATAATTTCGCTGAACCTGGATTTTGTAATGAAAGAATATTCAACACATTAACCTCAAACCTTGATAAAATTAAAACTGGTGATGTTGTAATTTATCAATTTACTTTTTTTAATAGAATAGGATTATTCAAAGATAAAAATAACATACACACTTACGTATCAAGTGCAGGATTACCAGATTTTGGTATTGAGCATAAGATGAAAGAGGAATCGTATTCAGGTTTATCTTATGATGAAGTTTCGTCACTACTAGATTTTACAATTACTTGGCAAGATAGAAGATTTTTATTCACATATACCAACCCAATTAATACATTAAATTTTCTTAAAAAGACAAAAAAGACAAAAAATTTCATTATATTTTTACAAAAGGAAGAGAACATAAATTTAGATAATGTTTTGTTATTTCCTTTTAAAAATAACTTGGAAAACACGTCTTGGATTGATTACATATCTAAAAAGAAACTCACAATAGACTGTGAGTTTCCTAAAAAATATAAGAATGATGGTCATCCGGGGTTTAAAGCCCATATTGATTTAAAAAATAAAATTTTGAAAGAATTAAAATAAATGATGAGACCCTTATTGTTATTTAGAGGACCGGTAAAAACGAGAAGTGGATATGGTGCTCACTCAAGAGATTTACTACAGGCATTATACGAAATGGACCTGTTTGATATTAAGATTGATAGTTGTAATTGGGGTGTAACTCCATTGACAGCATTAGAAAGTGATAACCCATTTCACAGATGGATTGAAACAAATGTAATCACACAGCTCTCAAAGACTCCCGACATCTACGTTCAAGTTACAGTACCTAATGAATTTCAAAGAATGGGTAAAATTAATATTGGAATTACCGCAGGTATTGAAACGACCGTTGCCCCAAAAGATTGGATAGATGGTTGTAATAGAATGGATTTAATTATTGTTACATCCAAGTTCTCAAAAGATGTTTTATTGTCGACAGTCTACAACGAAACTGAAAACAATACTGGTAAATTAATAAAACAATATAAAATAGAAAAACCTATTGAGGTTCTTTTTGAGGGTGTTGATACTACTATATTTAACAATGAATATAAAGGTATCGACATTGATATAAAGGAAGATTTTGGTTATCTTTTTGTTGGTCATTGGTTGAAGGGTGACTTAGGTCAGGACAGAAAAGACGTTGGGATGATGATAAAATGTTTTATGGAATCATTTAAAGATGATGAAGATAAACCAGCACTGATTCTTAAAACATCATCATCTACATTCTCAATTAAAGAAAGAGAAAATATGAGAATGAAGATAGAACAAATAACTAAGGGATATAAAAATCCACCTTCGGTTTATCTTCTATTTGGTGAGTTAACTAATTCAGAAATGAATGAATTGTACAATCACCCTAAAATTAAATCAATGATTTCTATCACAAAGGGTGAAGGATTCGGGAGACCTTTATTGGAATTTACGATGACAGGTAAACCAATCATAGCTTCTAATTGGTCGGGACATAAAGATTTTTTACCAATGGATAAAGCAGTTATGATTGGTGGTTCTTTAACCGACGTTCACGATAGTGCGATTGATAATTTCATTATCAAAGGTTCCAAGTGGTTTACCGCTAACTATAATGAATTTGCAGAAGTCTTAAGATTGGTTAAACGTGATTACGAAACATTCTTAGATAAGTCAGAAATTTTAAGACAAGAAAATAAAGAATCATTCTCTCTTGAAAAAATGAAAGAGGTGTTCTTGGATATCATTAAACCATATACAACTCAACCCAAAGAACATAAATTGGTTCTACCAAAATTAACTAAAGTTAAGTAATGAAGGATTTTAAATTTTTTAGAAATGAAGAATCGGTAGGAGTAATAAATTTAATGGACTATGAACCTCAGTTCACAATCGCTCAACCATCGTTCCAAACTAATAACGTTGAGTTTTGTTTTCAATTTAATGATGAAGAACCTGTAGTGTTCGGGCGGGGTCCTAATGATTTACATATTCACATCTCACCATCACCAAATGGTAATGTGACATTTAATGATAATGAAAGAGTTTTCAAAATATTTGCAAGAGAAAGACAAAATGCTTAGAGATTTTAAATTTTTTAGAGGTATATCAGAAAAACAAAGAGTTTTCACTGTTCAATATAATAATGACATTGTAAGAAACTTTTATGAAGAAGACGAGCTAGTTAGATTAATGTCTCAAGAAATTGCAAATGAAATAGATAATGATATAATCAGAACATTAACTAGAAGAATAAACGGAGGAGAAAACCAAAGAGCATAATATGAAATTAAGTTACGCAATAACTGTTTGTAATGAACTAAAAGAAATATCAGAGCTATTACCCTTCCTAATTCAATATAAGGGTGCCGATGATGAAATTGTAATATTATTCGATGAGAAAAATGGTAGTAAAGAAGTACTTGATTATCTTTTAACATTTAATAAATTACCAAATGTTCAAACTTGGAGGGGATTGGATTTCGATAATGATTTTGCGTCGTGGAAAAATAAATTATCTGATTATTGTACTGGTGATTATATTTTTCAATTAGATGCCGATGAGATGATTGGTGAAGTTATTATCAGAAATATTAAAACAATTTTGGAGGCGAACCCTGAAGTTGATTTATACTATCTTTCAAGAATTAATAGAGTGGAGGGAATTACTGAAGAACATCTTAGAAAGTGGGGGTGGAGCACAAACACCAAAGGATGGATAAATTTTCCTGATAGACAAGGTAGAATATTCAGAAAGAAATTAAAGTGGTTCGGTAAAGTCCACGAAAGAATAATGGGTGCTGAGACAATAACATCTTTACCCGATGATGAGGACTTCTGTCTGATTCACAATAAAGAAATAAAAAGACAGGAAAGTCAAAATAATTTTTATTTAAACATATAAAAATGAAAGTATTAATTACAGGTGTTGCCGGTTTGCTTGGCTCGAGATTATCGGATTATATAATTGAAAATCATCCCGATGTTGAGGTTGTCGGTATTGATGATTTGAGCGGTGGATACAAAGAAAACGTAAATCCAAAAGTAGAATTTTGGCAAATGAATTTAGTTACACATCCAATTGAGAATTGTTTCGAAGTTCACAAGTTTGATTATGTGTATCATTTTGCCGCATACGCAGCTGAAGGTTTATCACCATTCATTAGACAATACAACTACGAAAACAATTTAGTTGCAACTGCAAGAATTATAAATCAATGTATCAAACACAATGTTAAACGTTTAGTGTTCACATCTACATTGGCAGTGTATGGTCATCAAGATGGTAATATCTTTGATGAAACTCAAATACCTAAACCAATTGACCCATATGGGGTTGCGAAGTTCGGTTGTGAAATGGACGTACAAATCGCGGGTGAACAACACGGATTGGATTGGTGTATTATCCGTCCACATAATGTGTTTGGTGTTAATCAAAACATTTGGGACAAGTATAGAAACGTATTAGGTATTTGGATGTATCAACATATAATTGGTGAACCAATGACAATCTTCGGGGATGGTAATCAAACCAGAGCATTCTCATATAT